CATCGTCAACAAACTTGCCCTGCGGAAATATGTCACGCAGCTAATGAATGACTGCGGCGTGTCTTTTTCTGGGCTGATCTGCAAAAAGCTACTGATCTTTTCGCCAGTCTCCAAATGCACAACAGTCGTCACCAGCGCGCCGTCTTGGAAATATTGCGCGAATGACAACCCATATTCCGGCAGCACATCAAGCGCGGTTAGTACATCGCCAAGCGTTGAATATTCTGATTTGAACATCGGGTTCTTGCCAGACTTGCCGACAGATGCAGCCTTTCTAACATCGGCTAGTGCCGCGTGCAGTTTTAGATTTTCCATAACTCTTTTGCCCTTTCAAGCCATTCGGTTTTCATTTTCCACTGATACATATGACCCCAATCGGGATCGGTAATTGATGCCAGCACTTTTGGATCGGTGCTAACGGTCAACAGGTTTTGCCGGATCAACGCCTTTTGCCGCATTTCATTAAGCGCGTGATTGATGCCTTCAGCTTGCAATTCTTCGCAGTTATAGGCGTTGAAAATGATTGCATCGTGTTCTGCTATGTAAATGATTGATGGCGTAACGCGCAGCGCGTGCCAGTAAATAGCCGCTTGGCAGATATGTGCAAACTCCGGCTTTTTAGGCAGTGTGGCCTTTGCCCAGCCCTGCAACCCATCTTTCAACAGCTTTGTTTTTCGTGGTGCTTTGGTTTTCATTTCGGCAAACATTGAGCCTTCAACAAGCAAATCGACAAAGCCCAAGATCGGCACGTTCACATCATCTAACCAACATTCAATGCGTTCTTCATCAATCGCGCCTGTGAACCCGTTTTCAACACAAATATTCACGCCTTGATGAACCATAGCCGGTATAACTTCACGAAATTTCACACGCAGAACGTCATCTTCATCTGCCGGATGGAAGTCAAAAGCAAGCTGCGCGGCTTCAATTGCTTCATCAATATCTGCGCCGTGGCACACTATTGACTGCACTGCCGTATGTACTGACGTACCAATTGCAGCACGTTCCCCAACGCCAATTTCTTGCCGCTGTTCTTTTGTTAGGTGCAGATAGTCAAATATCCACTTGGCCGGTGAGCGTAATAGCTGGCTGGCCGATAAATGACTAAACCCTGCGGTTTTCCAAAGCTCACTAATTTCCCGTTTTATCATTTTAACTCCCGTTTTCCACTGTTAACACCCTAACAGCCGATCCGCAGATTGTAAACTTTTTATTTACAGTTGTTGTTTTTTTAAATAGGTTTCAAAAAAAGGAGTGTGAAATGACAGGTAGCAAATCCAGAAATAAAGGTCGGGGTTATGAATATGAAATTGCTAATGAGCTTTTTGATAGACTTGGCCTAAATTTTATACGCGAATTAGATCAAACACGCGAAAAGCATCTTGGTGATTTACGCACCGAAGATATGAACTTTCCATTTGTAATCGAATGCAAACGATATAAATCTGGTGTTTCACCAGAGTGGTGGGATCAGGTTTGTACCGCAGCTTCAATAGCTGGTAAATTGCCGCTTTTATTTTATCGTTTAGACCGGCAAAGCACGCGCGTGCGTATGCCTATACAAGTTTTAACTGAGCTAGATTATTATGCGCCAAACAGGGATTGTTCGGAGCAGATTGATTGGCGGTATGCTTGCGAAGTTGATATGGATACAGCTTGCTATATCATTAGGGATTTTATAGCTGATTTATAGAAAGGTTTGCGCAGATGAGTAGAAATATGAACACTGTTGGAGACCGCGAATATGTAATGATTTCGACTGAAACTTGGATTGATGTCAAAGATTTAACAGTTGAGATTTTTAAGGGCAAGGAGGGCATTGAGGTGCGGGTATTGCCGAGAAATGCCGATAATGGAGTTGAACCGCTTGGCGTGATCCGCGCTGATTTCATAGCAACAGCGTCAAAGCGTCATAACGTTATACCATTTTTGCCAAGGTTACACGGCTATGATCCAAAGGGGTGATGGCGAGTTTCAGCGGCTTTATGAGCAAGGGCGATGCCCTAAATGCCGCAGCTATGTTGAAATCGAACCGGATAAGTGGGTTTGTCCGGTTTGCAAGATGATCCATATAGGAGTGGAAAATGGAAACAGAAAAAAACCTAAAGATGGAGTTGCTGACGATAAGTGACATCGGAAAGGCGTGGAGATGCGAGCCGGTTAAATTGCCTCAATATTGTCAATTAGATTTTGCACTTACTAGGCAGGGCAAAATAGAGGCTTTTGCAGAAGTTAAATGCAGAACATTTCCGCGCAATCGATATAAAACGTCACTGATCCATCTGCACAAGATGATGTATGCCCGGCAAGTGGCGTTTGAGACTGGCATACCGACTTTTCTAATAGTGCGCTGGACTGACTGGATCGGGGCGTGCAGCTTCAAGGTGGATTTTGCCACAACAATTGGTGGCAGACGGGATCGCGGGATTGAGCGCGATTATGGGTTGATGGCCGAAGTGCCAATTGATGAATTTCATATGGTAAGGGAATTGTTTAATGAATAGATCAAAGGCTTTGGAAACGGTCGAACAGATTTTGGAAGACAGGGGTGCTAATTATGGCGATTTGAGAGAAAACTGGGATCAAACGGCCAAAATGATCGAAATGATTGTTGGGGTTGATATTAGGCCGGAGCAATTTGGTGCCATTATGATTGCGATGAAAATGTCACGGCTGGCTAACAGCGATTGTCGGCATCTGGATAGTTTGCTGGACATTATCGGCTATGCGGCTTTGACGATAGAAATATTGGGGGAAAACGATGAGCATTAAAGCACTCGATTGGGCGATGGATGCGCCTGTTCAAGACCCGCTGGCAAAGCTGGTTTTGATCGTAGTTGCGAACCACCACAATGACGCAAGGGGCGTTGCTTGGCCGTCTGTTGGGCATATCTGCCACGTTACCGGCGCAGCGGAACGCACTGTTCGGGCGAAGTTGAAAAAGCTGGAAGATGGCGGCTTTCTGATCCGAAATCACCGGTCTGGAAGGTCAACAGAATACACCCCTGCATATCTCGCACCCCTGCACCAGATGCAGGACACCCCTGCAGGAGATGCACCCATAACCATTAAAGAACCGTTAAAAAGAAATAGGGGGAAAACTAAAGTTGTTGATTGGGAACCTGATGAAGCTGATCGCCAGTTTGCTCAAAGCAAGGGATTGGATGCAGCCGAAGTGCTAGAGGCAATTCGCTTATGGGATAAGCAAAATGGCAATAAAGCCGCATATATCGACCTGACAGCCTTTTGGCAGAACTGGTGCATAAGAGACAGCAAAAAGAAGCCAAAGCGCGTCACAGGCCATTCTAAGCCGTTTAATGGGCAATCTAGTGAATGGACACCGCCGCAGCGCAAGATGATCACGCTGGATCAGTGGAAAGGGCTGACTGATGGGATGCGAACCTATTATAAGCAAAATCGCCCGGATGTGATCGCCGAATTGAAAAAAGTTGGTGCGGATGTGTAAAAAGATGTAAATAGGTGTTGACTAATGTGGAAATGGGCTTATATTCATATTTATCGGAAGCGCATAGATGGTCTAGCGCACATCGTTTCGGGAGGTTCAGATGGCCGGTGTTCTTAAGTTTTCCACTTTAGGTGGTGGTTTGTTTTTAGAGGTTCGCGCCAGCGATGGCGATGAGTGGGCTGCGGATACACGTTGTTTCCGCTTTGACGCTAACGGCAATGCCGATTATGCGTTTTTCGCGGATGTGGTCGCCAATGGTGCAGATGCCAGATTTTACGGCCACGTTTCTAAAGAAAGTGACTGGGCAATTGCCTAGTCACTATCACAGCAAAACGGGAGATTGCAAAATGCCTATGAATTTTAAATTCAAAATCACAGAAAATGACGCAAAGAAATTACAAGACCTGTTTTATGAAATCTATCTTTGGGACAGGGTGGCGAAAAGAACTAATAATGCAATGAAAAGCGCATTTTCAATATGTGCAACCGCCGCTGGTATGGATGTTTTGCATCTGATACCGCAACACATTATAGATTGCGGAAAAATTTTTTTAGAAAACTTATCAGAAGATGATGAGTTATTAGACTATTATTCTATGTCTATGTTTGACAAGGCTCCTTACTAATGCGCGGGTTGATCGTTATAGCAGTATTGGTTGCCGGTTGTAGTTATACGCCGGTCGCTGATCTGCGGGTCAGTGGTGATAAAGCGCAGCTTTACCAGCGTGACCTAACTGAGTGCCGCCAGCTAGTCAAAGAAGCGTTGTCGCCTTTGCAGTTTGGCGCGGAGATCAAATGGCTTAATGATTGCTTACGGGGTCGTGGTCATAGCGTGTTGGGGGTCTGATATGGTTAAGGATACGATTGGAATGTTGTTTGTGACCGCACTGGTCATTACGTTCGGCACTAATGCCATCACGCAGGATTACAACATCTGGGCATTGATGGTGCGGTTTGGGGGGTAATTATGGAAATTATTAGCAGAAAACAAGCATTGGCTGATGGCCTACAAAGATATTTCACTGGCAAAGAATGCCCACATAATCATTTGTGCGAAAGATATACATCAAATCACAAATGTGTAATTTGTTCTTCAGAACACGCAAAATTGCCCCAAAGCAAAAAACAAATGCGTCAAAGATATAGAAAGTTTAAAAAAGAAATTTGGCAAAGAGCAAAGTTTCGTATGGAACAAAACCCACAATACAAAGAAGCGCGGCTTCTTTATATGAGACAATGGTATCGCGAAAATCGTGAATATCATTATAAAAAATCAAGAGAATACATTGCAGCAAATCCCGAAAAAAACATAAGCTATAAAAAGAAATGGGCAGAAAATAACAAAGGATATGTTGCGGCAAATTGGAAAAAAAGAGACAAAGCAATTAAAAAAGCGACCCCAAAATGGTGCGACATAAATGCAATTGCAAAAGTTTATGAAAAAAGAATTTTGTTAGACGAAAAAACCGGCATTCAACATCACGTTGATCATATTGTGCCTTTGCGCGGCAAAAACATTTGTGGGTTGCACGTCCCTTGGAACTTGCAAAT